GATATACTTCTGAATTTGTAGAAAGTAAATATTACGGTCTTCCTTTTGAAGTTAATGAAGGAATATCAAAAGAAGGTGTGAAAGATTATATGAATGCTATCTGTAAGTATTCCCCTCGTCAATATCAAGTTCAGGGAGTATACGATGCTCTAAGGCATAATAGAAAGTTGTTGATATCCCCAACTGCTTCAGGAAAGTCTCTGATGATATATTCGATTGTGAGATATTTTGTTGAGACTGGAAAAAATACTCTGATAGTTGTTCCGACGACTTCGCTAGTAGAGCAAATGTATAAAGACTTTGCGGATTATGGATGGGACGTTGGTTCATTTTGCCACAAGATATATGCAGGTAAAGAAAGAGAGACGAACTCTCAAGTCATTATTACTACTTGGCAATCAATCTACAAACTCCCCAGAAAGTATTTTGAGAGATTCTCTGTTGTGGTTGGGGATGAAGCTCACCAGTTTAAGTCGAAGTCTCTTATTTCTATAATGACAAAACTCTCAGATGCTAAGTATCGCTATGGGTTCACAGGAACTCTTGATGGAACTCAAACACATAAATGGGTTCTTGAGGGATTGTTTGGTCCTTCCTATAAAATCATAAAAACTGACGAGTTAATGAAGAAAGGGCATCTTGCTAAACTGGATATCAATGTACTGCTATTGAAACACCCACCAAATAAATTTGAAAACTTTGAGGAAGAGGTTCAATATATTATTGGACATAATCGTAGAAATAATTTTATTAAAAACTTAGCACTTGATCTTAAAGGAAACACATTAATTCTTTATGCTAGAGTAGAGGGGCATGGTGAACCGTTATATAATTTAATAAATAATAGTAACATTATTGAAAGTCGCCAAGTATTTTTTGTACATGGTGGTGTCGATACTGAGAGTAGAGAACAAGTGCGTGAAATCACTGAACGTGAAAATAACGCTATAATCATTGCATCATATGGAACTTTCTCCACAGGAATTAATATTAAAAACCTTCACAACGTCATTTTTGCTTCTCCGTCTAAGTCTAGAATTAGGAATCTACAGTCAATTGGAAGAGTCCTAAGAAAAGGAGATAATAAAACCAAAGCAACTTTATATGACATTGCTGATGATATTAGTTACAAATCTAAAAAAAATTATACTTTGAATCATTTAATTGAAAGGATTAAAGTCTACAATGAAGAAAACTTCAATTATGATATAGTAACAGTACCTCTTAAAAATTAATGGATAATGAATTTTATGCCACAATTAAATTAATTAGCGGAGAAGAAATATTTTCTGTAGTTTCTGTTGAGGAAAATACTGACAATCCTCTTATAATGCTCCAGAACCCAGTAACTATGAAAATGGTTGCAACTCCAGAAGGTTCTATTGTGAAAGTAAAGACTTGGATGAATATTCCTGGTGAGGATCCAATTGTAATTAGATGGGATAAAGTTATAACTGTTACTGAAATTAAAGAAGCTTCTGTAATTACAATTTATAATAACTACCTTGAAGATGAGAGATATGATATTAATCAGATTGGTGAAATCAATAGACCTCATAGAAATGATGTTAAAAATAAATTAACACAAAAGATGGGATACATCTCAACTGTGGAAGATGCCCGTAAGTATCTTGAAGGAGTCTATAAGATTAAAAAAGAAAGCTAATTAATCCCCTTCAACCCTTACAGAGTTATTCTACTTATTTTTATGTACCTTGTCAAGCCCCAAAAGTATGCTATAATAGATTTAACATAAAAACGGGAAACCAAATGTTATGGTTAGAAAAAAATCGGAACACTATGTAAATAATAAACAACTCTTAGAAGCATTAATTGTTTATAGAGCAAAGGTTGCTCATGCTAAAGAAAATGATTTGCCTAAACCAAGGATTACAAACTATCTTGGAGAGTGTTTTTTAAAGATTGCAACTCATTTATCATATAAACCTAATTTTGTAAACTACATGTTTAGGGAAGATATGATATCGGATGGGATAGAGAATTGTGTACAGTACATACATAATTTTGATCCAGAGAAGTCAAAGAACCCCTTTGCTTACTTTACTCAGATTATTCATTATGCTTTTCTACGTAGAATACAAAAGGAAAAGAAGCAGTTAGAAATTAAAACAAAGATTATAGAAAGAACAGGATTTGATGAAGTTATGATGGTAGATGATACCGCTTTATCTGGTAGTAGTTCTGATTATAATACCATTAAAGATAACATTCAATACAAATCTTCGAATAGATAACAATGGCAATTGATGATGATGTAAAGATCTCTATCAACCTTAACAAGTTGGTAGAAGCAAGAGCAAAACTCTTGACTCAATATGAAGACTACTCAAATGCAGTAGCAACTGGTGAGTATCTTGATGAAAATGATGTAGATAGAATTGCAGTTAATCTAAGAGATACATTAACATGGGATGCACTATATTTTATGGTAGATGGTGCGATACTAGATTATATGGGTTTAAAAAATCCAAACAAACCTAATTATGGTGAGAGAAGTATTGAGACTGTTGAGTTGACAATGGAGAAAGAGAGAAAGGCAAGAGAGAAGGAGTTTAAGAAGAATTTTGAGATGGTTAAATTAGAAGGTGGATCATGGACTATTGAAGTACCTAAACGTCGTGTATAAATACCTACTTGAAGTATAGATGGAATTTAAGTTGAAGGACAAGAAGGCTGCTAAGAAGTTATTGAAGAGGGCAAAGAAACATCCTGAGTTGTATAGTGAAAAGGATGTATATTATGCTAAGATGGTGAGGAAACGTATCAAAGAAGACGAAAAAAGTGTTAAATAAGGTTTCGAGACTATAAAGACATTATAAAATTTATAGATACTTTATATAAACTATGTTAGAATATCCTCACACAACAAACTAGAACCATGATTAACTTAGACGAGCGATACCATTCTTACCTAGATGGTAGTAAAAAGATGAGAATAGATGGTGTAGAAGAAAAAGTTAAAGCTTATGGTTGGCACTGTGATGGTAGTGATATTATAGGACATTATGTAACAACAGAGAGTTATCAGTTGTTGTATAATATGCAAGGAGTATTTACAAAGATGGTTCCATTAAGAGAACTGTCACAGTCGATTGCATAAAAGTCTATTTTTGTGCAATAATAGCCTTATATAGAGAATTAACATGAAAATTGCACTTGCAACACTATTAGCATTGACTCCTGTATCTGCTATTGCTGATGAGTATCAAGCAGGGTATTCTTCAAGTAAAACTTGTTACAGATCAGAGTACAGAGAGGAGTATGTTCCTGGAACTGAGAATAACCCAGGCTACGTGAAAGCATGGACAGAAACTATTGAGTTCCCATGTAAAAGAACAAGAATAATAAGAACACCAGAGAATACAACAAGAACTCGTGTATATGAAGAGTATGACGAGAATGATTGTTCTGATGGTAAGTTTGCTGGTGCATTATTAGGTGGTGGTGCTGCTGCTGCAATGTCAAGAGGTGATGGACGCTGGTGGGCAATCCCATTAGGTGCAGTTATTGGCAGCAAAATAGGATGTGATGCTGCTGGTGGTTAAGTATTACTAACTGAAACCCCTAAAGTGTCCTTATAGTGTAAGACAGTCAAGGGATCACTAAGTTTCTAACTACTCTGACACATTGACCTCGTATCTGTAAAGAGTATTCCTATTAAGTTAGGTCGGATGATGCACCTCATAGTCAATCTACATCTTAATTAGACTGAGTAAATCAGTTAGCATAGATGTTAGAAAGCAGGACATTATGTTAGAGTAATTGACCACCCCTAGTCTTTCAACATTTGTTGTTTATTCCTTACTACAATGTCCGTAGCAACTGACCAGAACGATCTATTTTTCCTATTGGAAAATGCTGAGTCAAGTCGTGAAGTCGTGGAAGCGATTGATGCTTACTTAGATGGTCAAGTTTCTTATGCTTAAATGACACATAGGGGCATTAATTTGCCCCATTTTTCTTTCTTTACTAACACAAATGTTAGATTACATTATTACAGATCAAGTTACAGATCGTCAAGTTGAAATAACATTTGATGAATACTGTGACATACAATTAGGACTCAAATGTGCTGCTGATGTTTATACTGAAGCAGGTAATTCTAAAAGAGCAAATGAGTTTAAATCTCTTTCTAATCTATTAACTTAATCCTTACAATTTCAACATGAACGATTACGAACCAGATTTCAATTACGATCAAGATGATTACATTGAAGATGACATAATTAGTCAACTAAATGATTCATCTGTGCGTGACAATCTCTCACCAGAGACACAACAACTCATTAACAATTTCAAAAGAAGATGACACAAATTAAACTAACTTCTGCTCAAAGAGATCAATTAATTGAGCAATTTGTAGAGATACAAGTTGATAACATGGACACTCAGACTTTAGTTGAGTTTGTAACAGATTTACTCATAGATGACTATTCTAAGTTTACAGATAGTGAGTTAAAAGAGAGAATAGATGTATTCAATGATGACTCATTATATGATGAGTTAGTTGATAATGTAACTAACGAAACTGTCCTTGATATTAACAACACTGGAGGCAAATTCTAATGACTGAATTATTAAACAGTTACACATTTGAAGCAAAGAAAATTGTATATTATTCAGTAACAGTTGGTGCAGAAAATAAAACTGAAGCAAAGAGAATTGCATCTGATTTTGAACATTGCCAACATTATGAAGAGGTTGAAAGATGTGATGGATTTGAATATAAGGTAGGTAAATTGTTAGAAACAACTGATGATAAGGCACTAAAGTACATCACACCAACGGAGGATTAACATGGCAACTTATCAACAATGGTCAGAAAGTTACTTCACTAATTTAACATCATACGAACACAATGTTAATAACAACTGGTTCGCAAGTATGCTCACTATGTTAAAAGATGATGGTGAACTTTATGTCCCTATTCTTAACAAATCATTCAACAAATTGGGGGAGGAAATTAACAATGACTAAGAAACTTTTCGCTCCTAAGTGTAACTATGTCGATAGATATACACGAGCAGGTAATAACGGCAAGGTTATAATCTGTCCCGAATGTAATAACGAAGCACGAGTATTTCACTTCAGTTGGAGTGCATTAGGATGCCCAAATTGCAAGTACATTGTTGATAAGTATGACTGGAAACTTGCAGGAGCAAACTAACATGAATTGGACACTAACTAACACCTTTGACTATCACTCACCAGATGCAAAATACTGGAAGTTTGATACATTTGAACAGGCAAAGATTACAGGTGAAGAGTTAACATCAAGCATACAAACATTGTACTTGTGGAAGGAAACAATAGGGCAACCGATTAAGTGGATGAAGTTTACACATAGTACACCTAATCGTGTTTAATTGTTTAAGCTATATGACAGTTCACAAAGTGGCAACAGGTCGCTTGATTTATGCCCCATAATATGCAATAATAAGACATAATCAAAAATTAATTACTATGTCCTGTCTACAAAACGAAGCACTATTAGAGAACATCTACGATGAAGTTTGGGAAGAGTATAGAAAGAATAACAACCTAACTTCAGATCAACTTTATACATTAGAGCAGAATTCTCCAACTGGTGTTATACAATCAATAGAAGATGAAACTAACAAAAGATTTGAAGATCTCTGCCAATAATTAACAACAACTGTACACCACTATTTTATTATTTCCATGCCTTATTATCAGTATCAAGTTAACTGTCCATCCGCACCATTTGAGAATACAATGTTTCACACATTGGATGAATGTTGGACACTATGTTTATCATTAAGCGAAGAATATGGATTCGCTGAAGTATTATTTTGTGCATTAAATGGCAACAAAGTAACAATGGGATCATACACGAATGGTTGCTAAAATAATACTTAGTGTGTGACAGTAAACAAACTGTCATGCACTTTCCCCATTTTGCTCTATAATGGTTTATTATAATAGAGTACCAAACAATTTTACTTTCTTTCTTTATTATGTCAAACAACATTGAAAAATACTCTGTTTCAGAGTTAGATACCATCCGCAATTTCTTCACTGATGAACAGTGGGATGTGATAGATTACGCTCTAAGTGAGTATCAAGATCACGATGATTACACTGATTTATGTAAAGATACCCTAAACAGATTAGGTGATCTATTTCAGTCTCAATTCACAACAAATGGAGGTGCTAAGTAATGCAAATCTGTTCTAAAAAGGGATCTATGGTATTAGATTTCTATCCAATTAAGGACTGGAATGAGAACATTATTCCTAACAAGTTCCTTAGAATTCTATCATTTATGGGACAAACTCAAACCAAAAGAGTAGTTACCAAAGAAATTATGGATG